AGAGCACCACAAACGAGAAAGAGAAGCAAAAATGTGAGGTGAATAATGGAGATGATGACATTACCTGTTACTGAGTACTGGGTGACGTGCAGGGCCGGTAAAGATGGTAAAGCAACCCTAGTTTCTTTGAGCGACGGGGAAACCTGGGGCACACAAAACTGCTTGCCTTTGCGCAAGCTACCCGTCGGAACAAAGGTCGAAATAACCGTTGTCGACGAGGATTAACAGGAGAAGCTAGGTGACAACATGATAGACAATAAAACGAAACAATATATCTCATCGATTGAGTGTAGGGTATTGCGGCTCGAGAACATGGTTGAATCAATTGTTACAGGAATACAGGGTGCATCATACCTTTCATACAATTGCCGCCGTCATTGATGCTGTTGATGGTACAACCAAAGGGGTGCCGAATTAGGACTTGCATTTACCAACTACCCATTCTGCCATAGCGAATCATGCTAACAACTGGAGCATAAAATGAGCGGTTACGAAACAGTTTTTTATTGGGTAGGCGTTATCTGCGCTGGATTTTTTGTTTTGATTGGCATGTCTGTTTTCACCGCCTGGGTAATGAATTTGGTATGGCGGAAATTCAAAGATGGGAAAAAGCTGGCGGATGTAATTGTTGCATATAACCACTACAAAAATGAGAAGCATTGTGACTACCACAATGGCACAAGTAAGACTGACTGAAATACTTGATCGTCAGGATCCGGCCTTCCCCGCCAGAAACGCAGCAATCGCCCCGAGAGGCTGCGGCTTGCTGTCGATCACATGGTGCCTCGATTTGGTTTCCGTCCTGAGATCCCCGAAATATGAGCGAATGACATAGGCAAATGTTCCGCTGAATACGCCGAACACCGCAGCCATCTCGCCGCTGAATGCCGCAGCGGCCCCGCGATCAACGTACACCCATGCCATCGCTGAGATGAATACGGTGGTCAGGGCGATCAGGGCGTTCATTGCCTTATTGACCAACCTCGCCCGCGTCTCCTGCCCGTCTGCCTCCGCCATCGCCTTGTAGCGCTCAGTCATGCCTTCTTCCTTGGCAATCTGGAGGTCAATGCGCTTCTCCATCAGGCTTGCCCGCTGCTCAGGAGGCAGTGACTCAACCGCATCGGCGATCTGGCTGCCTGTGGCGGTTTCAGGGAGCTTTTTGTCGTCGGGGAGCATGGCGTTGACCACGCCAAGGATCTGCGGCCCAAAAGGGATCATAGAGGCCGCTACCGAGGCAAGCGGGCCTTTTATCGAATCGAATATCGCTGAAAAGTTCATGGCTTCACCAAATCATGTATAGATTTACGCCGTTTTCTATACACGACGCGGTTGGTCGGCAACCTGAGGTCACGTTTCGCTCGGGTCAGCGCGAGGCGTTTCCTCGTGTCTTTTGTCCATGATTCAATCAGATCTGATAGCGGTGTATATCCGTTCATGATCCTGCCCTCGCATAGTTCTTCATAAACTCACCGATCGTGCCTTTGCCAAGCTTGGTGTTGTAGTGCAGCTTCCAGTACCTGCCTAGTTCGGCGGCGTTGTGCGCCGGCGGGAGTGGTTCGCTCACACGCCGGTAATGCACCCGTGCCATGGCTACGGCGTAGGGCACGTTGGCGATCATCTCGTCGGCAGGAACAGGGCCGTGCCAGCGCTGGGCGGCGAGTCGCCGAACTTTCTGGTCGAGGTCTGGGCGGTAGGATAGGTAGTTGCTGTGGATATCTGAGTACGTCGCAGGCTCCATCTGCAGCAGGCCCAGGGCTGGGCCATCGTCGAGCTGGCGGACATAGGTTAGGTTGGATTCCTGCATCGCGGTGCCAACAATCAGATCTTCGGCGGCGCGGGTGTATGGAATTTCCGGCTCAAGATATTCGAGCGTTGGCCGGACAATTTGTTCTCTGAATTGCTTGGCGTCCATCATATCAAAACCTCGCATCTGAGCCTGGATATGGCCCCTCAATGTGGAGCCGCCGACGCATGTCGAGCGGCAGCGCAACTTTAGGCACCTCTATGACCGTCGGTTTCCTGAACGGCTGTGAGTAGCGCCACTGCTGCAGCTCCTGGATCTGGCGAGCATTAGCTGCAACGTCTTTCGTGATTCCACGGATCTCCACCAGCACTCCGGTCATCTGCTGGCTCTGGTACGTCAGCGCCCCGAGGATCAGCGTGGATGCAAATAATAGCCATCTCTGTAGATGCTCTGTGGCTGGTTGTTTTTGTTTCATGCAATAGAAGATTTAGGATAGATAATTGTGAAACAACTACGAATATTCATACCACACACCGTTCCAATTTTTGAAAGAATATATTGCATTAACGGTTAATAGCTTGCTTGCTCCTGTGTTTGTTTTTATTGTAGCAGTATTATTTATTGTAGCAGCATGGCTTGCTAAGATTTTTATTCTCTGACCTGAGATTCCATCATCAAAATTTGTATAAGTATCAGCACCCCCAGTCCTGAAAAATGAATACTGTTCAACACTAGGCGTTGCATCTGCTAAAGCGAATGTTTTAGGTGGGCCCTCGTGGAATCTTACAGACGATCCTGCGTAATCTACTGTATTAAATGGTGCAGTAACATTTAAGCTACCACTACAGTCATCGTAATAGTTCTTACCAGAATCTGAATTCACAGCATCGTTAAACCCATATTTGGCCTTATTTGTATCAGAGCCGAGGCCGTCACCATTGCAATTTACAAATCTATTTGATCTAGAAGAAGAATCTATATCCCACTGGTTATAGGTGTCATTTGCATCTTGTGAATTTCTTGTTCCTGAACAGTTCGTAAACCTGTTACTAGTGGCATTAACGAGCTGCCAGCCATGTCCTTGATTAAGATCAGCTCTACAATTTACAAACCTAGAGTCGCTACAATCTACATAGATTCCAATATCTGCAATTTCGCCGATAATTCCATTTACAAAGTGATTAGCCCCTGATATTTTGATGGCGCATAGATATAAATTTGCATCAGATTTATTTGCTGTTCCACCTTGGCTAGTTGTTATTTCCATGATGCCAAACCAGTTATCATTAGCAGTTATGTCTAATACACCAATTTTCCCTGTTTGCGTTCTATCAAGAATACAGTTTTGAGCAAACAGATTTTGGTATATGGCAGCAGTCCCAGCATCCACCTTAGCAGCTTCACCTGCAAAATTGTTAAAAGCACAATTGGTTAGATTAAACCTATGTAATGCTAATCCATAAACTCCGCGACCTACAATAGAAGATCCTGGGCCTTGAAACATCATTCCATCTATAGCAAAGTTATACACTGCACCAGATGCTTGGTTAATTATGTGACTACCATTGCCAAGAGAAACAAATCTGGCTCCAGTAGACAGGCCACCACTCATAGACCCTACAATTTCACCAGAAAGCGTAACGCCAGTTTTTGGTATAACATCTTCACAATTATAATCACCTGGAGGTAAATTAATTTTCCCTCCACCAATAGCGTTGAGTTCAGTAATCGCATTGTTTAATGCAAGTGAATGATCTGTTGTTGATATTCTCCCCCTTATTTTTGTATGATCACTTGGTGCTATAAACCGTAATATAGATAAGGGGGCTCCATTTGCTATATCAGATGTTGTCTGTAAATATTCTGTTGAATAGATTTTATCTTGATGCACAATACCACGCGCATCTATTGCAGGATTCACAGCAGCAGGCCCAAGCTGCACAGAGGCCAGCGAGGCTGTCAGTGAGCCGCTTGATAGCTCTACCGTGATGGTGGTGCCAGAAACGTTAGTGATTACGCCATAGGCGTCTTCTGATGTCTTTACGCGGCGGCCATTGTGGAAGCTGGTAACGTCAGGGACTGTGAAGGTGGTTGCGCTTGCGTATGTTGCTGATGATTTTAGAGGCCAATCTGCATCTGACCATGCAGCCTCTACGGCATCATTTATCGCATTACTGAATGTCTGTAATGGATCACCAAGCTTCGTCTTATGTTTAGACCAAGTGATTTCATTATTACTTCCAGTCGTCCCATCATCAGGCGGAGGGCTTGCGTTGTATCCTGATAATGATGGTTTTGTGTAACTCATTACTTGATCCTTACCTTAATTCCTATCATATTCAAGCCAGCACCTTCTTCAACCGTACTAAGTCCACTAATGTGCTCGAAGTACACCTTATATCGTCCACTCTGAATACCGGCTTCCACAGTACCTAATGGATTGCTAAGCCTGACTTCTGGGCCATCATATGCGTTTGAGTGCATGGCAAGGCCAACATCTATGTAACCATCATCGTGCGCGGCTGCTCCACCGATGAGAACTGCAATGCCAAGAATAAGATCATTCATGAAAATATCCTATCCATACAGTTGTGCCATCATCATATAATAAGTGAGAGTTCCACCTGTAGTGTTTCTCAATCTTGAGGCATGTGGAGAATCTATTATTGCAGTGAATGTTCCTGCTTTTTGCGCGCTCCCATCGAATACGGCATCTGTATACCAAGCGCCATTCAAATAATGCTCTAATACCATTCCGGCAGGCAGAAGAACGGTATAGATTCCCTCATACAGCGTTAATGAAGATCCTGCTGTTCTTGTATACCCAATAGATTGGTCATTATATGGGTGGTAAAGATCAATCTTTATTACCAATTTACTACTTACTTCATCAATATAAATACTGCCATAAGTTGCATCTTGATTAAAACAGCTGGAAATATCCGATACTCTGCCTGCATCAATAACTGCTGAATAAGGTCTCAGTATATTCCCAGCAGCTAGAGTCTGAGAAGTGATATATTTCTTTGTATCAGTCCCAGCATCTACATCTGCCTGTGAGGCTTTAATTCCTTTAAGTGTTAACGGAGTAACAAACTTGCTATCTTCAGTTCCTGCTGTTACTTCTGCCTGAGATGCTTTAGTAACGCCTTGCGGTCCACTCCAGTTGCTACCGTCCGATGTGATAATAATCCATCCGCCCGGATCTAAATTAATCGTGGCAGATCCATTCACAGTCTCTGCGCCACTTCCATCTACGGTAATAATTCCAGATCCTGCATTCCTGATAGCTAATGGAAATCCAGTACCTGCGGATGAAGCAGATAGCAGTGTGATTGTGATCGTATTCTGGCAATCTAATAATGCACCTTGATCTGATGTTAAAACCGTGTAATTTGCAGAATGACTTGAAACAGAATTCAAGAAAATATCAGCAAAGGCATTAAACGTAGCGGTATTTATGGCGTCTGCGTAATTCTTTACAGGATCACCAAGTTTGTCCTTATGCTTTGCCCATGTGATCTCATTCTGAGCAATGGAAGTTCCATCATCAGGCGGAGGATTAGAATTGTAGCCAGATATTGACGGCTTACTGTACGGGTTCGACATTATCGTCATCCTCTCTTGCTATATTGTTCAACGTGGTCAATATAGCCGCTGCCATATTTTGATTATATGGTTTCGTTAAAGCATCCAATGCCTTGATTCCTTCAGGATCAAGTAATGCTTTTGAAATTAGCTTTGGGGTGAATATTTCACTTCCAAGCCTGGCGACGAAAGTCGGATCACGAGAAGCAAGTACACCTGCGAATTCTTTAAGCCTGGAAACGGTTTTACCGCCTGTACGCTGGTTATTCATTACAATACGCCTTGCTACATCAATTCCTTTTTTTACCAGCTTCTGAGACTCTGCATCATTGAACACAGCCTTGAATGCAGGATCTGTTCTAAGTTCAGCCATTTTTCCTGCTACGAATGGGAACACATCCTTACTGGCTGTCTTTGTGGCACCAAGCATCCATCGCTCAAGCCAGAATCTCTGTAATTGGCGTTGTAAGGTAGGATCTGCTTTTGCCAAAACCTGCATCGTCTCCTTAATAGCCGCTGGCTTCATCCTGAAGAATGAGTCTTCTATTGCGTCGATAGTAGGTTTCTTCGTAGCACCAAATAATGCCCCAATGCTTGATTCTGAAATCTCATCAATCAATGCAGTGTTCATGGCATAGTTATTACGAGCATTAGCGAGAAGCTGTGCTATCTCAGTACCTCCTTCTGCGGCATCATCAAGATCCTTTGCGATAGCGCCATACAGCATTCTGTAAGGACGCTTATCAAAGCTTTCCTGTAATGATTTGAATATCTGTGTCTTGCCTTTAGCCGCACGACCATAATTATGAAGCAATAGCTGCATTTCTTTCCCGGTAGCAAGAGGAATTTCATCAAACCTCTCAAGTAGACCTGTAAGCTCTTTAGCAAGCCTTAACTGCTGACTACCGGCAGCACGGCCTGAATTCTCAGCAATAAGATCGGTAATGGTGTTCCTGAAGTTGTTAAGCTCAATAATTGGCTTATTCCCTGTAACTTTGTCAATTATGGCAAAGTCTTTCTTGGCTGTAACCGCACGTTTGCCAAGCAACCCAGTACCTTTCTTAACATCACCAAGAATTGAGTGGAATGCTTTATTTACCTGTTCACCGAACCTGACTGAATTTGGATCTGCTGCCCTACGCAGTATTTTCGACTTAGGGAATAGTTTTGCAGCAGTACGCTTCCAGAGCTTGTATGACTGGACAATTTGCTTTGTTTCTATCTCCCTGCCAAGTCGTTCCCCAATCTCACTATCCCTTGCTACTCTCTCAAGCCATTCCTGGCGTACATCTCCAGTGATCTGTGACAGCTTTAGGTCAACGCCTGTATCATTGATAAGATCAAGACCTTCCTTGGCGAATCTAGCTTGCTTAATTAGTGCTTTGTCGGCCCCAATCAGCTTTGCGATTTCATCATCTGCCTTATCAGGAAAGTCATCAATCGCTTTGATTATCTGGCGGCCTTTCTTTGAGACCCCTATCTGATTACGAAGGAATTTCCTGAAGGCAGGTACTGCATTGATAATAGGCCCTAATGCACCAGTAGCAGCTCCAATTGCAACATTCTGTCCAAAGTTATCCTCAGTAAATTCTGCTGCACCAAATAATGCACCAGTACCAACAGCACCTGGCAATCCTGCTCCGGCAGGGACAGCAAGAGCAGGAGCTAACCTCCCGAGAACTTCAGCAATAGTGAACGCGGCTTCATCGCCGAATTCCTTTCTGAATGATTCGTTGAACGCCTTACGGTCTTGCTTGGTCATCTTGTTGAATTCTTCAAGAGATCCTTTATCCATCAATCCAAGCTGTTCGCCGGCACGAGTAAGAAGTTGGTGAAACCCTTGGAATGTCTCATTTACGCCTTTCGCAAAAGACATAAACTTGCCAGCCTCTACCTGCTGAGGATCAGTAATGAATTCCTTGGTAATTCCTTCCTGAGAAGGGGCAGGAAATCCGCTCTGACCACTCGCAATGACAGGTTGAGGCTGCGTTATTTCGGCAGGCGCAGGAGAAGCTAAAAGCTCTTCTGTGAAATTCTCAGCAGGCTTCTTCGCAGGCTTTTCCTGCTTTTTAGACAACAGTAGGTCATCGGTAAAAGACATTACAGATTAAACTCTTCTTTAAGAACTCCAAGCGCTTGTTCACGAGTCATCCCTTCGTCTTCCATAAGTTCCTTACCCCTTGCCTCAATCATTGACTCAAATTGGCGAATACTGATAGGTGGTTCATCATTAGAATTGAAATCATACATAACACCATTCTTTCTGAGGAATAATGCTCGTGCATTGGCGAGCTTTGTTATTTTTACTGAATTTTTCAGTTTAGCGTAAAAAGTAGTTGGGTCATCTTTTTCAGGATCTGGAACCTGCTTTCTAAGCCTAACAGCTTCTTTTTCTGACATTTGGGCGCCAGTCATTGCCTTGATTGTCGAGTTAAGACCAGTGATTGCATCCTGGAAGAATACGGCGGCATCTTCAACCAACTTCTTGTTTTCAGGGCTAAGATCAATACCTAACTTAGAGCCTAGTTTTAATGCCCCTACTTTTGCTTGTGTTGGAAGTTCAAGAAACTTCGGGTCAAATGATTGCATTGTTGCATCAAGATTTGCGAGTGTATCACCTATATTTATCAGCTTTTCTTCAAGCAATCCCTTTGCCTTACTGGTTAATCCAGATTCTTCACCAGTAAGCTGAGTTGATGCAGCATATGGTATCCAATCTTCAGGCACTGGTGTGCCATCCTCGAAGGTTGTCTTCTTTGTAATCGGATCGAACACAACTCGCCTTACTGTTTTTCCGTCAGGAGATACAGCAACCTTCTGCTGTCCAGAGGTAGGGGAAGGGAATTGCTGGCCAACTTCTGCTTTAGCTGTCTCTACAGCAGCTGTTTCTTTGGCTTTTGCGGCCCTAAGATCAGCAGGTGTAGGCTGATTGAGGATACTTTGAAAACGCGCATCTACCTGTTCAGGCGGAAGCTGAAGCCCCTGTGCGAGTTGTAAAGCGCTTGGCTTCATAATCTCATCAATAGTCTTTCTTGTGTCAGCGATGAGCTTCTGGGCCTCTTCAGGCGGTAACGAGTCAGCTTTCTTTAGGGCTGATTCCCATAAGCCCGAAGCGTTAGCAATAGTGCCTTTCAACTGTTCGGCAGCTTTTTGCTGAATCTCTTGTATGGCAGTAAGCTTTTCCTGCTCACGTCTTGCTTTCTGTTCGTTTACAGCAAGGCCAATATTTACGCCTGAGCTAATACCCTGGGAAAGTCCGCCTGCTAATGTTCCAAAAGCCATGGTTACACCAAATTTAACGCATTAATATTTTGAGCAGCACCTCAATCATGCAATCTAATGCTGTTCATTTATCTACTGTCCACTAGTTGCCGCGATTCCAATCCCTGTACCAATCAGTTGTCCAGTTGCCTGAGCATTAGCAGCCTCAAGCTCAGTAATTGTTCGATAATTACTCTGCAACTGATTAGCTACTCCAGCAGCCATATTTGCACCAAGCTGCGCTTCAATATTCGATTGAGACAGCAAAACATTGAATGCATCCAATTTAGCTGCTCCTTCTTGAAGGATAAGCTTGTTCGTTGCGTCAATCTCTTGCAGCTTTGTCTGTGCCCGAATATCAGCTTCTTGCTTGGCGAATTCAGCCTCTGCCCTTGCCAATGTATCTTGGCCGAATGAGCTGCCTGCTACACGGCGTCTAGCGAGGTTCTCGCGCAGATTGCCTATAGCTCGTCGCCGCCTGTTCTCAAGGTTGCTTACAGCTGATTCAGTAAGTGCGCCAAATCCAGGCCGAAGCTGTGATTTCAATGCACCAAGTTCACCAGCAGTATTCAAAGATGTATCTTTAAGGTTTTTAAGGATTCCTTGCAATTCTGGCGATCTGGTTACATCGACAACACCTTTAGTAACATCAGCAGATAAACCGCCAGTTCTCAAGCCAACTGGGGTTGGAGCCCTATTCTTGGCTCGCCTTACAGCGGATCTACCTGTAATCTCATTAAAAGTATTTTCTATAAACCACATAATTCACCTCGATTGGAACATAGCAGCAGGCTCATTTTCATAAATGCCATCAAGTGTTCCAATTCGCTTCAATATTCCATGTCTGGCTACATGCACAAACAAGTTCTTGTCTTTCTGATTACACCAGCCAACCAATAGCTTGTTCTTCCGTTCTTCATTGAAGAATTTAACAATGCCTTCAATAACGTTACGTTTAGACGCCCATGGGAACCACATTATGTCGCCAATTATCTCAATTGGCCCCGCATAAAGTCCAAATATGACTCCGATTGGCCTGAATCCTTTTTTCGTCGTTGCCTCAATAATCCATGCATCATCATAACGAAGATCAATCTCTTCAATGACCGAATCAGCAAACTCTTTCGGGTCAATGATATCATCTGCCATTATTCTCTTTGCAGCCCATAGATACTTGATATCATCTTCAATCATATCCCGATAACTGACTTTCCTTCCAAGAGTCCGTGAAAGCCTAGGAACCCTTGAAGTTGAGGCCGATTTCCGAGATTTGGAAGTTCGTTTTACCGTCGACTTCGATTTCGACTTGGAATTCGTTACTTTGTCCTGCGATCCCGATAATTTGACGGTAGAGCCGCCCCGAGAATGATCCGTATCCTTCTCCTGAGTTGTAATAGCTTCCACCACCATACACCTTCCTGTTCGTAACTACCGGAATACTTACGGTTATTGTCTCATTATAGACGTTCATTCCACGATAATATATTGTAATGGTGACAGTAGCCGAATCGCCTGATCTGTACTTGATCCACCCTTCAATATTGTTCACCATCAAGTCAGACGGGGCCTGGATAAGGCCAGAGCGTCGTTTAGCTTTTACATTATTGGCACCACCGTCACCCTCATTTGTCTGCCCCTCAAGGCGGTAAAAATTACCATTTGAATCACCGAAATATACATACTCAAGCCCATCAGCCGGGTCGAGCATATTCATGATTACTGTAGGGTTAAAAGCTGAAGAATGGACTGTCGTCCACTTAGACCACGGTGAAAGATTAGAACCAACTAGCGGTTTGTGATAAACCCATATCTGTGATTCGCCAGTGGGCAAACAATAGATCCTCTGATTGCGCTGGTTGTAAACAACTGTCCATTCCTTGTAATTCTCAACAAGGTTGTAGATATCACTTGATAAGTCATTGCCATCAACGTCACCAAACTTGTCAGTGGCAATCACAGACTCAAGACGACCATTTCTCCCGTAAGTAATATCATTACCTACGTTTGTTACTGATTCGTCTCCAGAAGCGCCTGAGCGTGCGAAGAACTCATTAAATGCGAAGTCCTTTGCCGATGAACCGCTAAGGTTGAACAAACTTCCGCTTTTTGATGATGTGATAAGCTGATGGAACCCCTGCGTCATTCCATTTATGTAGCGATAGTCTGGCTGTATTAAGTAGAAAGGATCTTCTTCGCTCAATGCCGATGATGGACGGTTTGCAACCGTGATGATCGTGTAAGACCCACGTTGCGAGCCGACAATAAGATGAGGAGTGTCTGTGCCATTATCATTAACGTTGGCAAAAATTACCCGCTCCTCACTTACAGCACAATATCTTGCTTTGAAAGTACCGAAAGGTGTAGAGCCATCTTCAGTAGTGAAGCTGACGTTTTGCAGAGTAGTTCCATCCCATTCCATTACTGGCTGCTGGAGATTAAGATCGGTGATGATTACTTTATCGTCTAGCTGCCAATTATGTTCAAGCTTGCCTCTCAGTTTTGCTGTAGGGACTACAGTTCCTACTGAAGTGAAAGTGGAAGATCCATCCCACTCATATACTGTTCCTCCTGCCTGTACTAAAAGTGAAATAGAGCCATCACTTTTCTGTAAATTGGCAAACCCTCTGATCTCAAGCCCATTCGGGACTGTGCCGATTAAATCAAATGGTTGTCGGTTCTTGAAGTCTCTATTCTGAGGATCAAGGTCAAAATTCTCGCCAGAAGTGCATTCCTTGGGATCAATGTCGCTTTCAGATGCCCTTGAATGAACGCCTCCGCCGAATTCCAGTACCGTGTTAAAGTCAGCCATTTAAAGGATCTGTGTAATTAGTCGTTGATCTGATTGGCAGCCATGAGCGCTTCATCTGCTTTTTGGTCAACAGCCTGGACGCACGGCCCATTGAAGCCTTGTATATTCCTGCGTCAAATTCGCTTCGTTGATCGCGCTTCCATATTTCCGCAACAGCAGGGACTACAGCACGGAAGACAGCGTCAGAGAAAGGAACTGCATCAGCGGCTGCTGATAAAGAAATGTCCTTATCATATCGATATTTGTAGATTCGACCGTTAAATTCTGATGTTGGGGAGCGATCTACATAAAGCTTCCCGTCTGTTTCACGAATCGCACAATTAGTAGGAAGCCCTGTATAATTCCCAGGGTAAGACTGAGACATTACCATATCGATATACCCACCAGGGTATTTGATAATATACTGGCCATTCGTCTCATCTAGCAGTGGGAATCTCAGTTGAACAAGATCATCAGCAAGGGCATATTCTCTCGTATCAGTTGCGAGAGTAATTGTTGCTTCAGCAAGTTCTTGAGGGAACGGAAGGTCAGACTCGGAATAAAGCTGTTCTACAACCTCATTCCAAGCCTGAATTGCTACATCAATGTAGGTTTGACGAGGTGAGTCCGTGAGAGTCGCAAGAACTCCAGAATCACCATTGATAATTCTGACTTTTTTGAGTACCTCATTCGTCGCATTTAGTAGTGTCTTGGCCATCTTCAAGTACCTTGATTAGGTCTGGCTTCTTGTCGGTATTCTTCGTCTTAATGCCACGCTCCTTGCAGAGTTTCTTCAGCTCAAAATGGCCCATTGCAGATAGATCAAGATCACCTCCTTTTTCGGCTTCCTGGTCAGAAACAGATGATTCAATAGGCTTTTCACCCATCATCTGCTCCATCATCTTGGTCAGCTTTTCAACTTGCGCTTTAAGCTTGGTATTCTCGTCTTCAACAACTTCCTTTGAAGACAGCAATTCGTCGTAATTAATGTTCTTGAAAGATGAAGCGTGAGGCTTTTCAACAGGATACATTTCTACTGAAACGTTACCATTTTCATCTTTATTCTGTACCTGTTCCCAGTCTCCAGCAGACAGAGGGTTTACTCCAGCTCCTTCAAGGATTGGAATCATTACCGTCTTAGCTGCACCGTCAGGATAAGGAATATTGTTGGCCTTTGCCAAGTCCCATAGCTGCTTACGACGCATTCTCTGTAATAGAGGTCGACTATCTTCAGATACCAATCCAGCTAATCCAGCCATATTACCTCCTCAAAGTGGGGCCGACCGAAGCCGACCCCTGTTTGGTTATTTACAGACTCGTTGCACCAGAGCGGATGCCACGACCCCAGTTAGCATTGAGGAGCTGGCCAGTATGCCAAGCCTTCCATGCAATCGTAGAGATTTCATTGTAAGGATCGGAAGTACCACCAGAACCCAAACCCTTGACGATGAGTTCGACAGGGCCAAGCTCATCACCAGCAGTAAAGATGCCGTCACCATACGATTCACCGAATCCGACAGAACCGAGACAATCACGACCATAGATCACAGTGGTGTATAGATCGACGTTAGTAGTACCGTTCAAACCAGTAGAGCCGATACTAACGCCAGAATCAGCATCAACGCTCGCATCTTCACTGGAAATGAACCTTACGCCCTTTCCTGCGACAGTCAACGTGCCGAACTCACCTGGCGCTGTTGCAGTCTGTCCAGCGTAGGTTTCAACACTCTTGAAACCAGCCAAATCAGTGATATCAACAGCAACATCAGGATGGGTCAGTCCCCAAAAAGCAGGAAGAATCGGCGTAGTACCGACATTCGAGCTTCCATTGGTCATCGGCATGAAGGTCGTAGCGCTGTTTTTATCCAGAGTATTGAGGACACTACGAATTGAAGACTTGGTGATCTTCGAGCTAACAGCCGCATCATTAGCTGCTCCACCTGCATAGACAAGCGTCAGATTGTCTTCAGCAATATCACGCTGGAGACGATTCACAGACTGACCAGCATTAATGCCGATAACTTCCATGATCTTGTCCATCTGTCCATTGAAGTTGAACAACTCAGCTTCTTCATTAAGAATGACAAAATTGCCATACTTGGAGACAGTCGCAGTGTAGTCAGTTACCGACAATGCAGCAGAACTACGGCCCTGCATATACGATGCAGTACCAGTCAACTCTGCAATGGCTGTAGTGGACGGAGTGAGGTTTTCAATCCGCCGCCAACTTACCGTTGCAGATCCTCGATTCTTCTGAAGTTCGCCAGGCATCGTGCCAATAAAATATGGGGCACGAACCTTGGCGTTCCGCAGAAGGGTCTGTTGAAATATCACGTTTACCGGCTTGGTAAGGTTCGTGGTATCAGAGACAGTTAAAGCCATGATTTACTCCTTGCCTACTTTAGTCCTGCCTTGAATCTGGCGAATTCGGCATCGCTCATTTGATTCAGGTTAGGCATTTCTGTAGCAGGCGCTTGATTAGACGCATTACGAACAGCGTTAACCATGGCTGATGTGTCTTCTACAATCGGATTCGTATACTTATCACGGAACTTAGATCCCAATGACTTGATTACCTTATTGAAAGCCTGTGGATTTGACTTGCGATTAGCCCAAGCAACACGAAGTCGCTCATCTTTACGGGCCTGCGTATCTATCCATGCCTCCATAAAATCGTCATCGAAATCTGATTCGCCACGAATCTCTTTGACCACATTGGACATATCAGATTGGTATTCTTCCTGCTCAATACGCGTTTCGAGGGCCTTAATCCTCTCGGCGTAATCATCAGAAGATTGCTGTTCACCAGCAGGCTGTGCTTGATTAGCCTGCGTTTCAGTTTCGGATTCAAACTCACTCAGGAGAGAATCCAGATCCTGTGCGTCACCATTGTCAACAGTCGGCTCTGCCACTGCATCCTCGGAGACCACGGCTTGCTCTTCACTCATCATATTCTCCTTCAAGAATATTTATAATTTCATCGTTTTCATCTAAACGACCACTCTCATAAGCCCAGTCATGGACTTTTGTATCACCATCACCCTTTCTATAGCGCACCTTCCGGTCCCTGCGTAATGATTCCAGGAAGCTGGCCCATTGCGGGTTCCGCTGTAACTCCCTCAACAGCATCTTGTCGTTTGAGGATAATATCAACATCTGTCCATTTCCCCTCTCTCAGAGTCTGCTCCATCGCTGCTTCCATATCGATTGAAGGTTTAATGCCTTGCGCTTGATATTGAGTATTGATCTGATCAATCTGCAAAGCAAGTTGCAGCGACGACATTCTGGCGCTTCTAATTGCTTCTTCTTCTGAAGGCCCGCCAGAGCCATGAGCAATAAAGAAAACATTTTCTGGCAATGTTTCTTTTGAAACAGTAACGAATGCTCCATAACTTTCTATAAAGATATCAGTGGATTGTAGTGTATCACGCCCCATTCTATATTCCATCTCCAGCCATCTCTTCAGCGGATTCTTCAATACAGATTTGACGTAATCTACCGTTCTTACAGTTCCTCTTGATAACTCTGCCTGCTTTGCAAAAGCAGTAGTATGTGAGACAGTTTGCGCCCCAAGTCGCGGGGCATTTACTCCAGTAACATCATTATACTGCTGTAGAAGCCCCATATAGATTGAGAATAATGCGCCTGCATCTCCAACAATTATAGGATCAACGTCTCCTGTTGTCGGGATCGATGCCCCAGGATATAAACTTGGGCCACCATTTTTGGCAAAATAAGGATCATCAGCATCATAAGTTAGTGGTGGCTGTGTGTTAATTGCAGCAGCCATTAACATGCGATTTAGTGCCTCAACAGCGGCTATCTGAATCGGCATCCCCTTCATTAGAGGTGAAGTTGCATAAGGTGATTCAATATTCTCGCAATGATACGGGAATTCGATATAAGTACACCCGTATGGGTTTTCTCTATATCTGATTACCCTATGCGCTGGCTCTTTGCCTTTCTTACCTTCAATAACGGTAATGAGGACATTCGGAAGGAATAATGGTCGTCCTGTTTTCCTTGGAACGACCAAATCACCTTCATATTCAATAACTTGAATGTTTCCTGAATTATCACCTTCAATGCCTTGAAGATTTGAAGGAATCCAGCCTCCACCCATGTTCCTTGGGTCTTTATTCCCCTTTCTGGAAGAAAGCTGAATATCTTTTAGTCGGTAATATTTACATTCAATTGTTCCAGGATTGATGAAAATTCCCTCATTCATTACCGCCGCCGGGCTATCATCCAGATAGGTATTTTTAAGGCTCCTTGGGACAAGAACTGGGATCATCTTCTCTGAAGCCTTACCATCACGATCAACAATGGTCTGCTTCACCATTCGCCCTCGACCTATGCCCGTTCCATAAGCAAAGGCTTCAGCATTAATCTTGTCGAGGTTCCCCCAGAAATCATATTTTGAATGAAAATGATCCAGCGTACCGGCTACCAACTTATCGACATTATCCTGATTTATCGTGCTCGGTACATCATTCTCGTCCCCTGAAATCATCGAAGTCAGATCAATACTATCAAGATAACTGTCAGTCACATTGGCGTGAGCCTGGAACCAAGGGCCTGAATCAGGAGACAATAGCCTGCGAGCATCTGCCGTCAGGACTTCGAGTGTCTGGGCTTGCAGAGGGAGTTCAGTTTCAGGCATCCATGCCTTGTTAATATCAGGACGGCCATCGGCATCCAGCTTATAAGATATATCTGGAGTCATCGCAATCTGACGATCAATTGTCTTGATTGCCTTGTCTAAATCTTTCCTGCGATCACGTCTCCGCTTTAGTTCATCTGTTATGAACGACGAAATGTGATTCCAGTCATCGCTAGTTATGCGTCTTGCCATATTCACATTTCTCTATAAGAGTTCTGGCTTCTTTCAATGTCTTGTTGATTCTTGCTTGACGCTTTGCTTCTTGTGTCCAGCCTTCATCCTTGTCATGCAGCGCGTCGAACTCAATCCAGACGGCGAAATCCACCTTTCCTTTACTATTACGCCCGCCGACTGCATAAGCAGTCTGGTAATATCCTAGAGGATATTCACCAGGACGATCATTCTCCCAATCTGTTTCAGCAATCCCAATGATCGCTTCTGGGTCATCAACCTTTCTTACCGGCCTTAGACCCTTGATCTGGCAAAACCGCTCGAATTCAGGCCAATCCATATTACATCCTCATCATAGGGGCCATTTTAGCCCTATTTGTCCGAATTGTCTGTGTAGAGGCAAAGCGTTTCATCATTATTGCATAGAAAACAGCTTTTAATGTGTCATCTCTACGGTCAACGATCTTTATCTTGCCGTCTTTTGCCTTAACATGGTAATTTCGTCGCTCTTCAAGATAAATCGAACAGGTCTTGAAGACCTTGAATCTACCAGTCCTCTCTCTCTCCTTTATCTCCTCAATGATTGGCCATTGAGGTTGAGCCCCGCCTTTATCGTTCTTGTACCTGGCAGACCGGCTAAGCATGTTCACCCCATGCGTCTTATAGACCTCAAACAATCTGCGCCCAACTTCAGATCCCTTGTCCCTGTTTACGCCGTCATGTGGCCATGATACTGGTATCCAGTCTCCCCTGGAATTAATAGCAGATGAGTGGTAGGTTGGAAGCTCACCTTTTTTCCTATAACAATCATAGACGTATATCGTATCTGTGTCGCGGTCATAAGCAACCCATCCAGCGCCAAACGGATGATCAATACCGAAATCTATTCCGCAAATCCTAGGCCAGTGACTGGGAATCTCTATAGGATCGATAGCTATTTCATCTTCACTTGTCGTAAAGATTCTACCCTCACCCATCATCGGCACGCCTTGAGTTCGCGCCTGAACCTCATGATCTGGATAGGATTCGATCATTGAGGCCTTGTCTTCAGGGTTCAGATGGGGAGCATCGTCCCACGTCGCCGTTTCCATCCATACTTGAGAAGAGTTTGAATCCTGAAAGTGAAGGACGATATCTGTCTGCCCAAGCAAAGGGGTGAAAGTTACCATCATTATTCCTTTAGAGGTAAGCAGTCTAGTCAGCGCCTCAGTGTAAATCTTGAAGTCTTCAGGCTCCTCATCAAGCCAGACAACGTCAGGCTGCGTACCCTGCCACTTTCTCCAGCCCTGTTCATAGGTCTTCAGAACACAAGTGGAGATCCCTCCAGAGATATGGCGTACTTTGAATGTGTCTACAACATCTGAAACACCGGCTTGCCGCATTTTTGGCCGGCCAATAATCATATTCTGCGGAAGAAAACCTGTACCAAGTTCTTCCTTCGATATTCCACCGAGCAGTTCTTTCTGCACGATATCACGAGAGGTTTCATTTGTTGGAGAGCCTGTCCAGATTAGAACAGGTTTACTGAATCTCTTGCCTTCCCACCAATCAGGATAATTCCCCGTCATGTGGAGAGATGTTTCGTATGCCGCTGAAATCGATTTTCCGACACGATTAGCGCAGATGATCATCCTTTCACGATGATTTGCACCTGCATTATGGAAGTCTAATTGCCATGGCTTATTTGACCACTTTGCCCATACCCCGCCTTCATTCTTTGCCTTCCATGTAATGCCGGTTGTTAAAGTGTCAGGATGCCCATATGGAAGATGAATTTTCATCTTGTTGTATTTATAATAGTTAGCTACTACTTTTGCAGCTTCAGCAACATCCACAGTTTCAGGCTCTAATCTCTAATGTCATTCATGCGCATATAAGAGCCGTCCTTGGCACGGGAGGAACTTTTGGTAATCTGACTCTAAAACACCTGGAAGCAACACGAACAAGTTAAGTCAGGTCAGCAACAATAACCCGGATAGTCGTTGAAGCAAGATCGGCCGTCGCGCCAGATTCATTCTGCATCCGGTACTCAACAGTGTTGGCAGCAGACACATAGGCAGTAAATGTCATGTCGACGATATCTACACCAGCCGAGACACCAATAACAGCATCTCCAAGCTCAACACCAACAACAGTAAGAGATCCGGTCTCACCGGCACCATCGACCAGCGAACCGAAGTCGTGAGTCTCAGACCCATAGAAGAATCCCTTAATGTTGCCATCAGCAGTCAAAGCCAGAATATTGGCTGCCTGCTGCTCCTGAGTCTGAACAGCATTGAAATCAACTTCATTACCCATGTTTCTCTCCAAACGGATCATGTCCGTATCTGTATGAACCCCAATGGCCCAATTCAATTGAAGGGTCAAGAATGACCTTACCGCCCATTTTAGTCCATTTTCGGCAGAAACTGTAATCCTCACTCAACTGAATACCATCAATAATCGGACAATCAAACCAACCATGGCATTTTCCTACATGACCTTCTTCATGATCTAGCTCAGGATATTGCGCCTGCATTGCGACAAAAACTTGACGCTTGATCAGCATGAAGCCAGTGCCGGCATAATCTACCTCAGTAAGACCACTCAACTCATCAAGATCAACTAGCCTACCATCCTTCCACGCACTGACAGGTTTGTCAGGTCTCTTCATTGAATAAGCGCCTACAGCAACAGGCACATCAAGATTCCACAGCTTGGCCACGTCCTCAGCGGAAAACTCAATATCGGCATCGATAAACATCAAACTTTCATAGTCAGTCTTGAGGAAAGTGGCTACCGAAGTATTCCTGGCCCTCTGGATCAGAGACTCATTAGACGTGAACAGGAAGTCATGAGGAACTTCAGACGCCAGCAGAGACTCCTGAAGGGATAGAATAGACCTCATGTAGGGGACAGTGGCCTGACCACCATAACATGGCGTGCAAATTAAAATGCTCATGATCCATCCCCAGTAACAGGGTCAATTCTTAGATCGACATTCACGTCCATTATGTCTCGCTGAAGAACGCTAATCTCTCCTAGAACTTTCATCACATTCTCCTCTATGCTATTCCATCCATTACCACTACATCCATCAGACATTACTCCAATTATCGCTATACCAACAAGATCGCCAGACTTCGCTTGCTCAAGAAGACCCTCTATAAACTCTATAACATCAGGAACAGGCTTTTTCTCAGAAAGTTTAATGATAGTCATTCAACAATCCCCTTAACAACATCTCGAAATTTATGCCAACTGGCCAACTCCGACTTCAATTCATCAATCTCAGACAACAGCTCAAGATGCCTCTCGGCATAGCCAGGAAGCTCTCCTTTCCACTTGCTGACAGTGCTAGGACTAACCCCCAACGACTCCGCAAAAGCCGATTTTGTGGCGAAATTACCATATTTCACAGATTCCACGATACCCGCCCCGTAGATTTCTAACTAATGTGTGCGTTTTTGTGAATATAGCACATCCGTTTGGATTTTGCTGGATATATTGTGGGTGCTAGCAGCTGCTTCCTCGGCCCAAGGGGGTGGGGGTGACCCCGTACCCATGCCACGCTGGCAACACAAGGGCAGGTGAGCAGTGCGCATAATATGTGATTATGTTAAATCAAGCAGAGAAACATAACGATATCAATGGGTTGCGTTCTCGGTATGCAGTGAAGCTGAACAGAATGCCGGTTCAATGGCGGTTGTTGCTCAATAACAACGCTGCAGGCTGGTGGGATGCGAGGCAATTATGGCGTGAGAAGCCGTGTGAGGCGATATCTAACGCTTAGGCAGGCATTGGTAGCTGGTTAGCTGTAGAAAGGCTTGTGAAGGCTGTCAGGGCTGGTGTCATGCGGTGCTGGCGGGTGCTGGCATTTGGATCTGGCAACACACGGGGCCAGCGCCAGCACTTTCCGCTTGTCCATTACTATTTGATTGAG